TTTTTTTTTTTTTTTTTTTTTTTTTTTTTTTTTTTTTTTTTTTTTTTTTTTTTTTTTGGAATCGATTAGATCGCTTCCACAGGAAAAGATGCCGATGCAGTAAAAATTTCATCTCGCAAAAGCGAGACTACAAAACCTGCATAGGTTATCTAAACCCGCTTAAAAAGCGATTTGAACACTCAAAAGAGTGACCGGTGATCGACCCACCGGATTGAACATAGATCCTCCGTTACATTAAGAGAAAATTGTCCGCGACATAACTAGGCGTCCACTGCTTTGTGGATCTTAGTCGCCTACCGTTTTTAAAGAAGTTTCGGTCTCTTCTACTATTATAGGCATCCCGCCTCACATAGTTGTGGTTAAGTTGCCCCCGGCGCAAATGCTAGGGGATTGGCATAACTGTAGTACCGAGGCACACACACAAAATACACAAAAGAAAAATCTGTTCCCGCAGAGGAATAGATATTAATATGTGGTGTGCGTGTATTAGCATCGAAAGTAGCAGTATAGCCAGACAAACGCGTAGTGACTTTGAAATAGTCTAATGCAACCTCAGCCACGTCTGGTATGATAGTAGGGTCTCGAGTATCCAAAAAACGAACACGACTCATTTGCGGCAAATTTACCGAAATGGCACCCTGAGTATCAGTATACGTGACAGACATCCCCGCACCTCCCTCACTAGGTAAGGTTTGAAGGACACCCACATCAGTGTCATTAGAAACAGAGACATTGCGAATTGGTGCAGTCGTAGAACTAACTGTTGGTGAATTGATGAAATCACGAGAGACAGAAAGTACCTTACTAACACTTGCTCCAACGGAGTTAAGAGCATCTAGTGTAATATGATAATTCATGGACCCTCTTTGACCTACAAAACATGGCGCCAGTAAATTCAGTGGAGTATTACTAACAAAATTGAACTTCTTGTTGCCACCAGTTAAAGTACCGGTGGAATAATCGTACGATATAGTGTTCAATGTATAACCGGACAAAGGTTGCAACCTCTGTAGGGAAACAATGCTAGTAGTTGGCACGAAAGTGCCTGTAGAATAAGTAGTTGGTGTTCCTAACTTGAGCACAGGCTGAATTCTAAACAATTGTGAACGCAAAATCAAAGGTCGGATAGAGGCGAGCGCCTCTCCGTTAGTTAATTTCTCCATACTAGCAGCAACATCCGCAGGAGCATCAGCGATGACTTCTTCCGCTGACTGAATAGTGGAATGATGAATATTACTACTAATATCAACAGGCACAGCATATCTGAAGTCATCTCCAGCACGCATAGACACCAGTACGTTAATACTGGGGCTCGCGGCCGGAGCTGTAAGCGCATTGAGCACACGCACACGCAAAATACCGTTATTAGAAGCTGCAGAATATGTAATTGAAGGTGAAGTACCATTACTAATAAACCCCACTCTATTGGCCGTAAGCCAAGGTGAGATCGATTTATATGGTATAATCACCTCCACAACATCTTCAGACTGCAAATCAACAATTCTAGTGAAATTGACTGTTTGATCACTGGCATAAGTATTGCTACTCATTTCAGGATCCCATGTAATAGCCACACGACCAGTGTGGTATTTAGTCTTAACAAACTTGAACGTATAAACTAAGGAACCTCGCCATCGAGCGAACATTTCACCTGCAAAACCTAGAGGTGTATTACACACATAAGAAGCAAAACTATGCGCAACAGAAAAATTATACATAGGAGAAACAGCCGCAGAAAACAAGATAGTGTCTTGAGGTTGCGAGCCAGTCCATTGAGTTCCAAGAATGAAAGAATCACGAGTTAACAAATTGGAAAAAGCCAGATTATCTTCATCGTCATTAACGGTTTCGGGATCAATCGTAATCTCATTCTTTGGGTCAATAGCAAGCTTGTCAATTGGAACTTTAATCTCAGTCGAAGCAAAGGCATGAAATGCCTTTGGCTGATACGGTTCTACATCTCTAATATTTGGAGGGTTGGAATACCCAAAAATCTTGGCGATGTCAGCAACCATATTAGCTCCCATCTCTGTAGCACTAGCCATGCTTCCTATAACTGGAACGCTCTTCAATTTACCCGCCGCTTGTGCGACTTTGGATGCTGGTCCTGAAACCGCTCCGTCCTTAACCTCATATTCATCACTCTGAAGAATAGCAACCACTGAAGGTCCCATGAGCTCAACTTGCTCCATGTGGGCATAGACGGAAACAGTAACACCAGATCCACTAACACCATTTGCAGATTGCAACTGGCTATAAAGGATAAACCGAAGATTTCCAATCTTCGCAAAGAGAGCATTATCTGTCAAATCTAACCAATTACTTGGCCAAAGAAATGGCAGTGTCATCTCTGCGGTGGTCATTTGTTGAGGGAATAACCAAACCCCTGGCATTTGTGAAAAGGGTATCTGATCATTATCAGTACCATCCAAAAAATCATTATGATTCATGGGATCATAGCACGCTCGCAGAGCCCCATAATAAAATGGAGATGCATTCAAAACAATTTTGACTCTCAGAACCCCTTTAATACGGGAATAATTCTTGAGCTTGTTGCTAATGATGGCGTTATTCACATACAATTGCCACGGAGAAATAGTAGACTGCACAACAGTACTACTAGACTCCGACCATGTGAACGTATGAATTCGCACGGGACGCTCTAGGAATTCACCCAGATGAGCCTGACTATCAGCATCTACATTATAAGATGCACTGATGTCAGATCGCTTAAACACCGTTGCTGGTGCTGCGTCCACGAACTTAACGTTCTGTTCTTGTTGGGGGTATTTTCCGCCTACCCCGACAGCGTCCAGATCTTCAGGTGTCTGGGTACCTTTAACTTGATTGTCGAACGCTAAATGTATTATACTGGGTGAAGTTTATAGCTATACACTCCTACCAGTTCCAGTGACTTGCGCATCAACCAACGCATCCCTAAATAGGGATTTTGGGGAACGCCCAGGTAGATGTACATGTGAAATCCTCTCTTCAGCCCAGTTTATACACTGGAAATTGGACATAAATAAGTAACTATTTCACACGCCTACTGTTTGGTTTTAGGACATCGTAGACACGCCCTCGTGACTCCTTATTTAGGAGAGCCACACACCCTGACGCAATAAAATGCGTTCCGAATTCTTGATGAACTGATCCTTCAGTTCCATCCAAGATGGGAACGTATCATCACGCACATAATCTTGTAGCTGACAAGCTAAAACGACTTCCTTAAGGAAAGCACTCTTCTCCTCGAATTTCTCTCTACCGTAGTAGAAATATTCCCTGAGAGCAGTACCGACCTTCTCGATCGCGATAGCTTCAGCACACATCACTTTGCTTTTCAGTCCAGTCAACAACATGTTGTCAATAGAATCTTCCTCCAGAGGACACAGGTAATAACCTACATCCTTATCAAAACGCCATTTGCGTTTGAGGAACGAAATATCTCGCATGTTGAGAAACGGGACTGAAGCAGCACCTTTATCGGCCATAGTATAAGTTACACCGACCAAGGCGAGCTCTTCACTAAGAGAAGTGTGATTGAACCAGTCAACCTTCGAGGAAAAAACATTGTCGTCACCATAAGTGCACAGACGAACGTTATTCCTAAAGGATTTGAGAAGCTCTTGAGCGTTGACGGAACCATTCAGTCTCTCATACCTCATGACATAAGCAGTGCGAACATACAACGAATTAACGATACAGTTCACAATGACAGTCAGGGGATGTCCTGATGGATTGGCTCCGAAAAACTCAACGAGATCTCCGTTAAAGTCGATAAACGAGAAAGCTGTGTCAAAAGCAATACCCCACACAATGGTGATGTATTCTTCACTAGCACCTGCCTTCCTGTAAATCTCGGCGATTATCCAAAACGCCGCAAGAATAATCTTGGCTTCCATATTCTTATCAAATAGTTTGTAATCTCCTGCGACCATTCGGTCTTCACCGAAGGCGGTAAGATAATCAAACCATTGATGCCACTCTATGGATTGTGCAACTGTGCCAGGAGCACCTTCAAACGCTTGTTTATTGTTTTGAAACAAACGAACAAACGAAAGAAAGTACTTCCGAACAACAATGCACCAATCCATAGGTCCACCATTCATCACGCGCGTCTTTCCAATCTCAATTTTAGAGAAAGGAATCGCCTGATCTTTCAAGTGGGCCACAAAAAGTGGACAAGCACGGGTAGAATTGACATAATGATGTTCTATTTGCTCTATTCTCTCAAGAATCTCTTGAGAAGGCATAACACCATCAGACCATATCTCCGTGTCTTCCATGGGTTGCAAGAAATGTTTCTTGCTCTTGTTGAATGGGTAACCAGCACTAGTACTACGATTGATTTTATCGAGATACTTAACGCCAGGAACACCATTCACAGCCGCTTCGAGCGACAAAGGATTTCGAAGTTCACTGAGATCAGCGTCCCCGAGAACATCCAGAACATCATTGAGGTAAGCTTTCTTAACTTCCTCAAGAAGATCCGGCTTAATGTTCGCTGTCTGATTGACAGTATCCTTTGCCGATAAGCGCCAAGGTTGATAACCTTTCATCTTGGGGGGGCCGCATTTCACAACATATCCTCGCTGAACCAACTCTGATTGAAGCAGAGTAGGTTCCACGCTGGATTTGTGAGATGCCTTAAAGCCCGAGAGAGATCCATACACATTGGCAGATCCTGTCTCCATGTACCGAAACACACTCTTAGGATGAAGAGGTCCTATCGCATCCTTCGCTTCCACTTTAGGAGCACTCGAAGAAATGATAGGTTGATCAAACTTGCAAATCGCAACCTCGAGCATTGCGGAAAGATCCATAGCAGAAGCACAAACATACCGCCCAGCCAAAAGTTGGTGAATACCAACAATCGTAGGGCCTAATGGTGTTTGAGCTACTAGAACACTTCCACAATCTCCTTTGACAGTTTCAACTGTCGGAGTGCCAATCCAATGATCAGCCACTCGGTACATACCAGTCTCTGAACTCAGAGTCATATGCTCACGCTTGCGATGAATGTTAGCAACATTATTCAAAATGATGCTTCCATCTTCGCTGCGTGAGACATAAGCTCCCTTATGAATTCCATCGAGCGCAATACTCGAAAAGATACTAGTGATGTCCCGCTTGGGTGGCAAATTAGCCACTCTGAACAAACACAAATCTTCTCCAGGAAATCTCTGAATATCGCAATCACCGAGCACAATAGTTCGATTGGGTGTTACCCCATCTGAACCAACGGCTTGAATGATCTCGACACCAGTGATTTCTCTACCAGTTGGGATGTTGTGATTATTCGTCAAATAAATCTGACCACCAACGCAAATCGCTTTACCATGTGACAAATACTTGTGTTCATCATCCTCTGAGGACACACGAATAGCCACACAATTACGACTCACGGTAGTGAGAACTTCTGCGAACGGTAATACATTCCACGATTTGCACTGCTGAGATAAATCCATCTCAACTGTGGTGTAATCATTTTTGTACCAAACGTTCACTTCTTCGTCCTTGCTAACAGGTACTTCAGTGTGAAGAGTAGGTTTCTTATCTCCTACATTCTCACCGAGCACTTGCTCTGCTGATTTGCTGGGTCCCATAACTTTTTTGGCGACCCAACACGTAGCTACAACCGTAAAAGCTGCAATCACCACCTTCAATAAAGGCGAAGATGCAACCTTAGCAATGGCGCTACGTGCCGCTTCTCGAACAAGAGAGACGACTGTGTTCCTAGCAAGTCTACCGACTGACATCTTCGCCCAACGTAACATACGTTGAGAAAAGAGGCCTAAGCCGGCAATTGATAGAACGTGTCGAGCAGCTCGCTCGCGCTTTTGGCGGATAATATCCGCCAGAGTAGGGGGCACTCTATCTTCCACAACGTGGGCGATAGGGTCTTCAGGGGTTTGTCTAAATGGCGCAAGCCACCTGTACAAACCCGAGGCATCCTCTCCAATTGATATGGAGGGGGAGTACAGAGCAGGTTCTTCACCACTCTGCACCTCAGCTCGTTCTCGAATATCACACATACAAAATTCCTCATCATCACCACAGATAGTACAACCTGTGGTGGATGGAATGTGTTCATCAAGAAGATCTGGTTCAGTTTCGGCAACATTATCAATGTTGCACTCACAATCACAAATTGGAATATAACAGGAATCACAAATCTCAACACTTTTCGTCATTTGACTGGCGATCTGTGCTTTGAGTTGTTGTTCCTTATGTTCCAGAGTGATGTGAGCGTAAAACTTGAGAAAGTCATTAATATGTTCGAATTCTTCAATAAGAACTTCCTTGACAATCTGGTGACCACCAACCGCAGAATCAGCGACGATGATTTTGTGAACCTTGATGTTCCAAAAATCACCATAGCGATGCGGGGTAGCAGGGGGGAGTTTTGTCGGATCAATCATCTCTGGAGCATCATCTCGTGAATACTCTGGCTTCGCATGAATTTCGAATACATATGGAAATCTCCTTCTAACGGCAGCAGGGTTCGAAAACCAAGCTGACGCATTGAGATCCATTGTATTCGTCGAAGCAAGCACAAGTTCGTAACGAACTGGCTTCTTTCCTTTGCTCTCCAAATCCGCTTGCGGCGGATTGAAAACAACAGAGTTGACTGTAGAGATGATGTCAGATAATGAAGGATCTGACTGACCTTTGTTGGGATTAATAATGCCAACATCGTCAAGTACGAGACACCATTTGTACGTCTCGTGACCAGGCCAAAACTCGTCTGTACATGTTCTAACATGAACGAAATCATCTGAATTGGGTTTCTTGTGCACACCAGCATAGTGCGCACGAAGAATATCCATCATAGCTGATTTCGCCACGGAAGAACCTCCATACACGAGGGTGCTAAAAGGCACCGGACGACTTTCTTGAGCAAATTTCTTGACAATAAATTCAGCTTGCAAAATTCTGAGCTTACCCATAAGGGTTCGCACAGAACGCAAAGCTTCTTTATTGTCTCGAACTGATCTGGAGATAACATCTCCGGTCTTGACAACATCATCAAGATCCTTCAGAAATTGGAAGTAATCCAAACCTACGGCTTCTGGTACCGCGAGTTTTTGAGAGTCCTCAATAAGGCGAAACGCCTTATTGGTCCACTGAACACATTCATCCTCATCAAAGAGGGGTTGTAATGACTTCTCACACACAGCACGATAGACGCGTTGAATAACGTCTATCAATGTTGTGACGAGAGACTTCAAAAAACCATAAACCCCTGTATCAGCTGTGACATCGATAAATCGATAACACAGCGACACAAGGTGATGTGAATGTGGAATGCCCATGAATTCAAGGGCACTCGTGGAAACGAAAAGACAAGCAAGCTTGCGCAACTTATGCGCAAGCGGACAGTTAACTATCCGATCAGTCTCGTTAAAGACTGTCTTCAAGAAATCAATCCATGAGGCACTTCCAACCTCATCTTCAGCTGCTTGTTGCTGGGAAGTCCCTTCCGGGACCTCATCTTTAGGCATAACAATGTCGAGCACGAATGGCACGACGGTGTTCCAAAGATGGATGGAGGCAGACTTACCCGTGAGTGAACGATACACGTCTGTAAAAAGACATGCAAGATCACTCAGAGAAGTCGCTTTGGGAAGCCAATTCAGAAAGGAGACAGTAGTCTCAAAAACTTTCATGAATTGTTCTTTCTCCTCAGAAGAAAATTGCTGGGTGACTGAATACATACCCGATGCGGGTAGTATGTGATCAAGAAATTGTGTTTCAGCAACTTCACTGAGAACCATCTGTTCGCACTCCGAAATGAGGGAGTATGCACGAACAGGCACGAACGGTGTGCATCTACACTGCACCCAATGAAGAGCACAGTGCGCACACTGGTTGGACTCATCTCGCACATTGGCGAGGAAAACTTTTTCATCTGCAATACAGCCAGTCGAAACGTCGAAACTGAAAGCAGGGGTGGATTGGGGGGAACGTGTCTGAAAGCTCATAATCGATTGAAAAGAAGTTGTGACTGATGGTTGGGGGCACGTTTTATTTCTCCCGGTGTAAGGATATCTATATTTTCTGTCTTGGTAGACAGACTAGTTATAGAAACTAGCAACTAGGTCTCTTACCTTGTTGTGTAATTGAAAATATCCTCGTGTAGGACATTGTCTTATACTAAATATCTCACGCCTTTCGGTGAAACAACCAATTTCATTCTCCGCGGATCATTACTCCGCTTCGGGTTGTATCGGTGATATTAGTACAAACCAATGTACCGGTGAAAACCATTCTACACTACTTTCTAATCAATGATTACAGACCAAATATACAAACAAATAAAACTACAATATATACAGGCAAAACAAAATTTTTCTGGGTTTTTGGGTCTTTATACAAATTTTTACATTTGGAAAAGGGGACACTTTTGAGTAGTGTGTCAAACTGGAAAGTTGATTAGTGGTCCTTCATTTATACTCGCCCACAGTACGAGTGGAAACAACCACACTTGCGTGTGACAAAATCAAATCAAATTCGCCTCTACCAAGAAAGAATCTGGATAAAGGAACAAAGTTCGTAAATGACCGAAGATCAATGGATCAACGGATAACTGCGTAACTAAATGACTAACCATTATTTAAAGATAGTTAGGTAATGTCTAGGCCAAAATGCAACGTCATCAATGGATGAACGAGACATATGGTTACAACATTATTATTTCATAAGAATACAGCTACTCTATCATAACTAATAAATGTTCCTAATATACAGGTCATCAATGGACAACAAAATCCTTTTGGACTCTATCGAAAATGAGTTCGAAATAGTAACACACAAGATTCACAAAAAGTGAATCTTGCGT